ACGACTATGACTCTGAAAAGTACGAAGATGCATTAACTAATTGGTTTGACAGTAAACGTCGCGCTGATGAAATAAACGCCAGACAAGAAGCTGAAGTTATGACTCAGCAAAAAGACTGGCAAGCCAAACTGGACGGCTACAGCAAAGCGAAAGCAGAGCTGAAGGTCAAAGACTTTGAAGACGCTGAGGCCGTGGCCCAAGAGTTGTTCAGCGTCACCCAGCAAGGCGTTATGCTTCAAGGTGCAGATAATCCCGCATTAGTGGTCTACGCGCTCGGTAAGAACCCAAAGAAGGCTAAAGAGCTGTCCGAAATCAAAGACCCCGTAAAGTTTGCCTTTGCGGTAGCGAAACTGGAGAAAGAATTGAAAGTTACGAACCGTAAGGCAGCCCCGCCACCCGAGAGAATTGTGTCAGGTACTGGCCGAACATCTGGGGCGGTGGACTCAACCCTTGAACGGCTGCGAGCAGAAGCGGAGAAGACTGGGAACATGACGAAAGTCATCCAGTACAAAGCGCAGAAACGAGCAGCTTCCAAATGATTTATTTAATTTAGGAGCCACTCATGGCAAATTCATTTTCCAAAGAAGAGCGCGTTGCGTTCGAAGACATCCTCGAAGGTTTCCAAGACTTATTGGTTTTGTCGCGTCACGTTAGCGTGTACAACACAAACCAGACTGAAATGGCTCGTACCAACGACACCATCTGGAGACCTATGCCTTACATCGCTCAGTCGATCGACAGCACACCAGGCACCAGCATTTCATCGTCTTACCAGAACATGACCCAGTTGTCTGTGCCATCTACCATTGGCTTCAGCAAGACTGTGCCTTGGACTATGACAACGCTTGATCTGCGTGATGCGTTGCAAGAAAATCGTTTGGGTGAGTCAGCCAAGCAAAAGCTCGCATCCGACATCAACGTCGCGATTATGAACACAGCAGCCGCCCAAGGCACGCTGGTTGTTCCAATTGGTGCTGCTGCCGGTGATTATGATGATGTCTCCTTGTGCGACACCATCATGAACGAGCAAGGCGTGCCTGATTACGACCGCTTCTTGGGTCTGTCAAGCCGCGATTACAACGGTTTAGCTGGCAACTTGTCACAAGCAAGCCGTTCGTTTGGCAATGCTAAGTCTGACAAGGCTTACGAGCGCAACTTTGTTGGCATGGTCGCAGGCTTTGACACCTACAAGTTTGACTATGCAAACCGCATTGGTGTGGCTGCTGGCAGTTCCATCACTATTGCAACAAATGGCTCACAGGCTGACTTCGTTCCTCAAGCTACATCGACCTCGGTCGGTGGACAGATCAACGTTGACAACCGTTACCAGTCTGTTGTTGTGTCTAGCACCACTGGCATTGTTGCTGGCGATGCGTTCACCATTGACGGCGTTGAGGCGGTGCACCACATCACCAAAGCGTCTACTGGCCAACTAAAGACATATCGTGTCCTTAGCGTGACCAATGGCACCACAATGGTGATTAGCCCTCCAATCATTGGCGCTACAAACTCGCCAACTGATGCTGAGTTGCAGTACAAGAACGTGGAAGTAGTTACCGAGTCGGCAACCGCAGCAATCACCTTCCTAAACACTGGTGCCTCGGCAATCAACGTGTTTTGGCAGAAAGATTCGCTGGAAATTCTCCCAGGCCGTTACGCCATCCCAGCCGATGCTGGCACCGCAGTGATGCGTGCCACCACCGACCAAGGTGTCGAGTTGGTCATGCAGAAGTTCTACGACATCGACTCCATGACGATCAAGTACCGCTTGGATACTCTGTTTGGCGTGGTCAACAAACAGCCAGAAATGAGCGGCATCCTAATTTTTAATCAATAACCTAAACTAAGAGATGGGGCTTCGGCCTCATCTTTTATTTTTTAAGGAGTGCACCATGCCATTGACCAAGGGCTACTCATCCAAGTCCGTAAGCAAAAACATTGCAAAAGAGATGAAGTCAGGAATGCCTCAGAAGCAAGCTGTTGCCGTGGCACTTAATACTGCACGCAAAGCAGCCAATAGCGCAGGCAAGCCCAGCAAAGCACCCAAGAAGGCCGTGAAATGAAGACCGGCTTGTATGCTAATATCAATGCCAAGCGTGACCGTATTGCGGCACAGAAGGCCGCAGGCAAGACACCTGAGCGCATGAAAAAGCCTGGTGCAAAAGGCGCACCAACCAAGGCTGACTTTGTAGCATCTGCGAAAACTGCCAAGCCCATGAAGGCCAAGAAATGAGCGACTTGTTTCCAACTATGCTGTATCGCAGCCCAGGCCCACATAAAAAGCCAAGTGGCGGCACGTATGCTTACACGGGCGCAAAGACGCAAGAGGAATTCGACGAGAAACTAGCCGCTGGCTGGTTTGCATCATCTGCCGATGCTATTGAAGCCGCAGGCGACAAGGCTACAACACCAAAGAGGGTTGCAGACTGGCGCATCAAGCTGAAAGCCAAAAAGACCAAGAAGCGCAAGCCATCCAAGCCACTAGGCTGGAAGCAGGTAGAGCCAGAAATCAAGGCGGTGCCTGAACCAGTCATTGATGACGCAGCACCAACCCGCGCAGAGCTAGAGGCCAAGGCTAATGAGTTGAGCATCCGTTTTGACGGTAGGACAAGAGACAAAAAACTGGGACAATTGATTCAAGACAGATTGACCGAACCGACTACGGGAGAATGAAATGGGATGGACTAAGCGCCAATTCGTCACGCAAGCCTTTGAGGAAATTGGCCTTGCCTCCTACGTTTTTGACTTGACCCCAGAGCAATTGCAATCCGCACTGCGAAGGCTGGACACTATGCTTGCGGCATGGAACGCGCTAGGCATACGCTTGGGCTACCCTCTGCCATCAAGCCCACAGGACAGCGACTTAGACGAGCAGACCAACGTGCCTGACAGTTCAATTGAGGCTATTTACACAAATTTGGCCATCAAACTGGCACCCAGCTACGGCAAGCAGGTTATGCCAGACACCAAAACAACGGCCAAAGAGTCTTACAACACTTTGCTGTCACTAGCCGCTATGCCATATGAGCAACAAATGCCTGGCACAATGCCAGCAGGCGCAGGCAATAAACCGTGGCGCGTTTATGACAACCCATTTCTTCGCCAGCCAGTTGACCCACTTCTTGCAGGTCAAGACGGTCAAATTGAATTATATTAAGGTTTAAATCATGCCAACCATCAATCAACTCGCAAGCCTCAGCCAAGTCTCTGGCGGCGACCAACTCCCGATTTACGTGCCAAACAATGGCGATGCTCGCAAGGTATCGGTCAGCCAATTGCTGGCCTACTTTCAAACCGTATTTGCAGCACCAACCGTTTCAACCACCCTTTACACACCTGGCGCTGGATTCAATATCACTGTGCCAACGCCGGTCAGTGAGCAGCAATGGATGCTTATCCAACCCGCAGGCACATTGGCCACAGGAACTGTCACCTTGCCACTGAACACCGGCGTGCCTGATGGCACTCAGGTGCTGATAACTAGCACGCAAACAATTACAGCGTTCACAATTGCGCTTAATGGCGCGGCTGCAATCTTTGGGGATGTCTCCACTATTACTGCTGGTAATGCTGTTCAGTATCGCTACTATTTAGCGACCAATAGTTGGTACAACATCACTAACGAGGCAGCGGGATTTGATGCGGCAATCCAAGATTTTCTAAACAACCCAACAAGCGCCAATTTGCTCGCGGCAATGACCGATGAGACAGGCACTGGTTTGCTGGTATTTAACACCAGCCCAACCTTAGTAACACCAATTTTAGGCACGCCGACTTCTGGAGCGCTTACCAATTGCACAGGGTTGCCACTGACAACTGGGGTAACTGGAGCGTTGCCGGTGGCAAGTGGTGGTACAGGCGCATCGGCAACAGTGCAAGCATTAAGTGGCCCTGGTGCAGTGGATATTACAAGCCTGGCCACTTCTTTCACTTCGACTGCTGCTGGTAATGCTTTGACGCTTGCAGATGGCGCACAAGGGCAACTGAAGACAGTTGTTTATATTGCAGAAGCAGCAGGCGGTGACACTGGTATTCTGACTCCTGCCAACTTTGGAAGCGCAACTACAATTACTTTTAATGCTGTTGGAGATTCTGCAACGCTTCAGTTTATTGGAACGGACTGGTGGGTGGTCGGATTCCGTGGCGCTGTAGTGGCGTAATGAAATCCCCAGCTTTTACGCGCAAAGAAGGCCAGAATCCAAAAGGCGGCTTAAACGCCAAAGGCAGAGCATCGGCCAAAGTTGCAGGCATGAACCTAAAGCCGCCCGTCAAGACTGGCGATAATCCAAGGCGTGCCAGCTTCCTAGCTAGAATGGGCAACATGCCCGGCCCCGAGATGAAAGACGGCGAGCCAACGAGGTTGCTGCTATCGCTAAAGGCTTGGGGTGCATCGTCAAAGTCTGACGCACAAACAAAGGCCAAGGCCATTTCAGCACGCAACAAAGCAAAGAAGTAACCTTATGCAAATCCCAATCCTGAACGGAATCTTTGCCGATAGCAGCCCAGACCTGCGCACGTCGTATCCGGTCAACCTCGTTCCCGTCCCGAAAGACTCAGGCATCAGCAAAGGCTACCTGCGTCCAGGCGATGGCATTGTGGCAAACGGCTATGGCCCAGGCATTGACCGTGGCGGCATCAACTGGCGCGGCGAACTGTATCGGGTCATGGGCACAAAGCTGGTCGAGATCGACAGCAGCGGCGTTGTAACCGAGCTGGGCGATGTAGGCGGCCCGACCAACGAAATGGTCACAATGGACTACGGCTTTGGTCGTCTAGCAATTGCTTCTGGCGGGCGGCTTTACTACTGGGACGAATCATCTTTGGTGCAGGTAACAGACCCCGATCTTGGTCTTGTGCTGGATGTTGTCTGGGCAGATGGATACTACATGACCACAGACGGCAGCTCGCTTGTGGTTACAGAATTGTCAGACCCGACGCAGGTTAACCCGCTGAAGTACGGCAGCTCAGAGGTAGACCCTGACCCAATCGTTGCCCTGCTCAAGCTGAGAAACGAAATCTACGCACTAAACCGCAACACGATTGAGGTGTTTGATAACGTGGGCGGCGAGTTTTTCCCCTTCCAACGCATCGAAGGTGCTCAAATCCAAAAGGGCGTAATCGGAACGTTTGGATGCTGCGTATTTTTCGATGGAATCGCCTTCTTGGGCAGCGGTCGAAATGAAGCGCCTGGCATTTATATTGGCGTTAACGCAACTTCTCAAAAACTTAGCACGCAAGAGATTGACCAAGTATTGCTGGGCTACACAGAGGCTCAGCTTGTTACCGTCAAGCTCGAGGCACGCAACGACAAAAACCACAATCACCTTTACATCCATTTGCCGGACCGAACCATTGTCTATGACGCTACCGCATCGCAAGCGTTGCAAACACCCGTATGGTTTACCCTGACAACCAGCACAATTGGTTTTGCACAATACCGCGCAAAAAACATTGTATGGGCTTACGACAAGTGGCTTGTAGGTGACACGCAGTCAAACGCAATAGGCTATCTAGTCGACAACATTAGCAGCCACTGGGCGCAGATTGTGCGATGGGAGTTTGGCACGCTCATTGTGTACAACGAGGGCAACGGCGCAATCTTTAACGAGATGGAGCTTGTAAGTTTAACTGGCAGCGTAGCGCTTGGCGTTAACCCAATCATTTCGACCAGCTACAGCACAGACGGCCAGTCTTGGAGCCAAGACCGAGGCATCCGCGTGGGCACGACCGGCAACAGCCGCAAGCGCCTGGCGTGGTTTCAACAAGGCCACATGCGCAACTGGCGGATTCAGCGTTTCCGTGGCGACACGCAAGCGCATCTGTCATTTATCCGTCTTGAGGCTCAACTTGAGCC